GAGGCTGTCGGGGCTTTGGTTGACCGGGCAACCTGCGACAGCAGTTGTGATAGTAGGTTGGCCAGCGGTGCGGTGGCGAGCCATGATCCGCCGGAGAGGACGGCGGCCAGGAGTCGGTCAGGCCACGATAAAAGGGCGTTGCTCATGTTACCCCCAGAGTTCCATAGTGATTGTGCGGTTGCGGTAGTCAGATTCGGTGCCGATGATCTTCATGGCGCGTCCGGCGGTGTAGCCGTAACGGGGGTGTTTGACCAGGATGGTACGGCCAAGGGAGGTGCGGTGTGCGGCGTCTTCGGGGTTGGAGTTGGTGCGATAGCGCCAGGTGTTAGACTGTACTACAGTGGTATAACCTCCAATTACATACACGGTTTCACCATAATGAATACTGGCGGTTTGTGATCTTCCTGCGGGAAGGTTCACAATGTCCGTGTATCTCCACCCTGCTGCCGGGTTATATAGGTCAAGACGAGGAACAGTTGCAAGGGCAGGCGTTGTAGATGTTGACCCACCAATAAGATAAAGCCAGTTATCTTTAATAACCAATGACGGCTGGTTGATGCCATCCGATAAGTCAGACACCCCGGCATCATCCCAGACACCGGCAGGGTTGGTAAGATCGAGACGGATAACAACAGGGGAACGGGATGTGGTCAGTCCACCCACAATATACAACCAGTTGTCATAAATAGCGCTTGCGTGGTTGTCCCTTGCTTCAGGTAAATCAGTAACCCCGGCGTCATCCCACGCACCGGTGGGACTAGAAAGATCAAGACGAAGTGTCTTTGCTGATTTGCCAGTCGATCTATTTCCCCCGGTCACATACAACCAGTCGCCATAAATGGCGGAGGAATGTGTATAAACACCTTCAGGTAAATCAGTAACACCGGCGTCATCCCATGCGCCAGCAGGGTTGGTAAGGTCAAGGCGGATGACCGACGCTGTTCTACTTGTAGTGAATCCGCCTATAACATACAACCAGTTATTATGGATTACCGCTGTGTGGTATCTTCGAGCTACCGGTAAATCGGTAACCCCGGCGTCATCCCAAGTAGAGGTTGGATTAGATAAATCAAGACGAATAACTGAGGCGGTCACAGCACCGGTAGAGCCACCTATAACATACAACCAGTTGCCGTGCACAACAGCCGCGTGCAGTTGCCTTGCCTCCGGCATCTCACTGATCGCCTCATCATCCCAATACCCCCCCGCCGGATACTGAACCGCCGTCATCGGCAGCTTGGTATTCAGCCGGTCCCGGCGAACCTTGCGAAGCGCCAGTACTCGCGCGGCTTCGGTGTTGGCATCTGCCAGGGCGTTCAAAGTCGTCTTGACGGTGATCTCCGGGGCCAGCACGTGCAGGGTCTTGATTGCGGCATCTTCAGCCTTGGTGCGCAGGTACTCCATGGCCAGCAGATTCTTGCGGTCAACCGTGAGCTGGTCGGTGTTCTCCGGTTCGAAGGTGAGCTGATTACCGGCTACGCTGCCTGCCAGTCCGGAGTTTTGCACCGTCCAGTTCCGGGCAAAATCCACGTTGACCCGCCAGACCGGCACGCCCCGATCGCCGTCTGCTGTGGCGACGCGGTCGATGGTGATGTTCTCGGCCTGCGTCAGGGTCATGACGGCCTGTGCGGCATCGGGTGCCGTCAACTGCTTTGCCCAAAATATCCCCAGGTTGTCAAATCCGAACCAAGCCCCCACGGAGGCGCAGAGGATATCCAGCAGGGCGCTGGTGGTCATGTCGTTGGTGCCGGTGTAAACCCCCACTTCGTAGGGCGCGGCCTTGTCCAGGTCGATAATCGGCTGTGTGGCGACATTGGCGGCTGTGACCTTCTCCGCGGCCAGTGCCTTGATGATCTGACCGGCGGTGCGGGCGGCAGCGGTAGCACCTTCGATAACGTCGCAGGTGATTTGCATGAAGGGCGCGGCATCCAGCCGGAACAGCCCCTCAGCCAGGCAGGTCAAATATTGGCCGGGTGCGGTGGGGGGATTGGTGACAGCCGGGACAACGGCGGCCAACAGCAGGGTGCTGGTGGCATAGTCGGCCCCCTTGACGATCTGGCCCACGTTGCCGCCGTCATGCACGGCCGGGATGTCATAGACCGGGCCGGAGTTGACCTGATAGATCAACTTGGATGTGTTAACGCAGACTGGCGTGACGTTGTTGCAGATGCCGAACAGGCGCGGTTTGGGTTTGTCCTTTAGTTCGGCGGTGCCTTCAATACCATCGGGCAGGGCGTTGTCTCCGGCATAGTGCAGGCTCTGCGCGGGGGTGTTCAATTTGGCTGTGTTGTCCTTGATGCGGATTGTCACCATTGACCACGAGGTTTCCGGTTGTTCCGGCGTGCCGGTGGTGATGGTGGCGAAATCGGCTAGCGAGTCGCCGGGGTGCCCTTCCTTGACCACACACGTCTGACCGTCAAAGCCCAGGTCGATAAAGCCATCCAGTCCACCATCGGTGTTGAGCAGGGTAATCTCGCCATATCCGCCGGTGCTGCTTCCACTGGTTGTGCCCACGGCAAACATGTTCTGCCGGAAGAGGCCCGGCTGATCCACGCGGGGTGAATAGTAGGCGTTGGGCGGTGTATCGGTCGGTTTGGACATGTAGCCGGTTCCGGTGCAGAAGCGGTGCACGGTGCCGGTGCTGTCGGTTAGTTCTACCAGGTAGATGGTTTCTTGGTTCATGCGTTCACTGCCAGTCGTGAGGTGTTGGCGATGGTTTCACTGCTGCGGGCCTGCTGTTTGTTTAACCTGATCGTTTCACTCCCAACGGCCTGTGCGACTCTAACACCAGCCTGACCCTGGGTGCGGACCTCATCACGTAGGGCCTTGACCTCTGCGATCAGTTCAGACAGGTCTGGTGAGTAATTGTCGGACCGTGACAGGGTGACCGGGATACTGCGGCCATCGGGAAGGGGTACGGCGGCCTCGGGGCCAGCTTCGCCGAAGATGGACGCCGTATTGGCAATACCGCCGTTTGCGTAATACGCGTATGTCGTGATAATGCCCTGCGGTGTCACGCTCAATCTGCCGGAACTATCATAGTATGTGTTTACGGCGCTTACCGACTTTATGAGCTTGGTTTTTGTGTCAATACTATTCAGTAATGCCCCGGCTGTTCCGCCAGTTCCTACCAAGTGGGAGTTGGTAGTATCCAAATTAGATCTAGTGTTGTAAGTGTGCACCTCAACTGCCCCGACTTTATCTTTTACTCCCCATGTGGCGGTTGTTATCGATTCATTAGTCAGATATACACCTTGCAGCCACATTGCCGCAGTTGTGTCACCGGCAGCAACGGTGTTGTTGACTCCGGTCAACCCCGTTGCTATAGCCCCGCTTGATGCCAGTGCGGCGTTTGTAGCTGCCACGGCAGAATTCAGCCGCCCGGCGCCGCTGGACATTTCCGCGTACAGTTTCGGCAGCGCTGCGCTGTTATCGGTAGTCAAAGCGGCCTTGATTGCGTCAAGTGTTTCCTGCTGCCTCTGTGCGGCGTCTATCACCGCTCCCGCATTGGTGGCGGCAAGATCAGCGGCGGTGGCAGAGGAATCAAGGAGATTTTGCGCCCACGTGAAGTCTGATCCATAGGTAGTGCCGCTGCCGTTGTAGGTTTTGGATTGCTCAAGGAACGCTGAAATAAGGGAAGGTATTTGGCTATACAGGGCCGCGTCACCCGTGGTCATGGCCTGTGATACGGTGTTGGCAAGCGCGCTGCGGGTCTGTGCATACAGGGCTTCCGGTGACAGATTGGAGTTGCTGCCCGTCAGCAGATCCCCGCTGGCTTGCCGTAATGCGGTAGCAGCATTTCGGAGTGACGTGACCAGCGTGTTGCCGGTAGATATGACATCTGCTAATGACTTCTTGATGGTGGCAAAGAATGTTTCGGTTTCCTTGGTGGCCTTTGCCAGCTGCTGGCTTCTGAGGAGCTTGTTGTATTCGGCCTGTTGGACGTTGACAAGCTCGATAGTGTTCAAGCCGTCTTCCTGCGCCTGGTTCAATTCATTACGCTGCGCAATCACCAGCTTTTGCAGTTCGGCCTCGTCTTTCAGCCCTTGCAGCATGAGTGACCGGACCGCCAGATCATCCAGCAAGGAAACTGCCGCGCGGCGGTTATCATAGGTTGCCGTGGAGCTCTGCGACATGCTGGCATAATTGTCGGCACGGCTGGCGGATGGTGACTGAACAGAATAGCTGCTGGTGACGCTGCCCATCCCGCTGCCACCTCCGCCGATGATATTCCCGTTGGAGTCCCAGCCCCAGGAGGGGCCCGAACCTGCTTCGGATGCACCCGACGGCTGTGAAGCTGCATAGGAACGTGACTGGATTGCGTCCATGGCAGCGGCGGAGAGGTTGGAATACAGCTGCATATTCTGTCGGATCAGCACGCCCTCGGCTTCGGTGGCGTCGTTGAGCTGTTTCTGATAATCGAGCATCTTCTGGCTGTATTCGAATTTAAGCTTTTGGACATCGAGAATCCGCTGGTGCTCAAAGGCTTCCTCGGTGAGGCCGTTCTTGTTAACCAGGTCGATCTGCTGCTGCATAAGTCCAAATTGATCCAGTATGAGAGTCTTTTTCTTAGAGCGTTCAGCTTCTTCGCCCAAGAGTTTAACGCGCTCGATGATGGATTTATTCTCCAAAGAAGAAAGATTGATTGATTCCAGCTGCCAGGCCTTTTTTGCCTCAGCGTATTTCTGTTCGTAGGAGGCGACAACGGCAGGGTCGGCAAATTTGTTCGCCTTGAGTTTTTCATAAATCTTCTCTTGGGCGGCCATTTCGGCTTGCGCGGCAACCAGGGACTGCTCGATGGCGGATTTTTCCAGGGCGTATTTTTTGTTGAGATAGTCCGATGTGGAAAGCAAACCCTGGTCGTGTTGGGCAGTCAGGGTATCCAGGGCAATGGCGCTGGTGGCTTTTGTAAGCGCCGAGGATGAGTCGCCGTATGACTTCTGCACGGCCAGCAGCTTTTCGGACTTTTCAGCCTCTTTCAGCACGGCATCCCAATCACTTGTTTGAGGCAGTATCGGCGCCTTGACCGGGATTGCGGAAGCTTTTTTAACGGAATCCAGCGCCAGGAACTCCGCGGATCGTTTGGCGATCTCATCCGTAAACCCGTCACTGAAAGCCTTCCCTACCTGCACGCCCCCTTGTTTGTAATTGGCTTTTGCTGCTACCCAGGCGTCCGCTGCGCCCTCCCAGTTGCCTATTACGGCGCTGGCACCCATTTGGGTCAGATTGCCGACCATTTTGACAATTTCCCAGAGCGACTTTGCAAACTCAGATATCCGTTCAAACAATGGGGGAAAGATGGCTGTGGCCAATAAGCCCCAACCCCGTAAAATCATGGCGGTCAAACTGCCAACCAGTTCCAGCGGTTCCTTGAAAATACCCAACAAAGAGCCGACGGACTCCAATACCCCGCGCACGGCAAGCCAGCCCTGCTGTATCCGGTTGCCGATTATTTCGGCGTTTTCCTTCAGCACGGCAACCAGCCGACCGCCGCCCTGTACGGCCTCATCGAAAATCATCTTGAAGCCGGCCCGCTGGATCATGCTGATAGCGGTAGAAAAAGAGCTTGTCACCGCCTGCCAGGTTTTGCCGATATCGCCGGATGCGGCGTTGATGCCGACCAAAAAGGGTGCCAAGCGTTCCAGGGTGTCGCCGTGTTCTTTGCCCCTGGCGACGATTTCCCGCAGGCCGTCCTTGTACAATCCCGAGTTTTTCGCCATTTCATCGATCTGCCGGGCCAGCATGGAGCCTTGAACCACCTCACCTGACATCAACGCCCTGATCTCCTGGTGTGACTGAATACTCTGGTTCTGGCCGGCGGTATACATGGCCACGGCATTTGACAGGGCGGTGAAGGAGTCTACCTGTTTTTTGTTGTTCACATCCAGGATGACGCCCTGCAGCGTCATGGTTTGCGACATCTGCAGGAGGGTCTGGTAATTGGCAAAACTGTTGGCATCCACCTCCTGGAGTTTGACCGCTAAAGAGCCGGCATAGTCCGTGGCGGCCTTGTAGTGCTCGGCCACATTGTTTGGCCCCTGCATGGTGGTGATTTGCGCGGCAACCTGTATGGTGGATATTTTGAGGGAGTCGATAGCATTGATGGCCGACATGACCGCACCAGGAATGCTGCTGATGAGTCTGATGACCGCCGAGATACCCATGGATATCAGGTTGCCGGCGGCGAAGGTGCCGGCCAGCTTTTGCCAGCTGGCCTCCATGACGCTGCTGCCGCTGCGGGTGGTAGATGCCAGGCGACCGGTGGCGTTTTCAATATCCTTCAGGGCTCCGGTAACATTACCAGCTCCATCCACCTTTAAGACGAGTTTAAGTTCATTCAACGCCATTTCTTCACCTCAGTTCGGACACGTTGCACAGACCCGCTCCAGCTGTTCTCCGAATGTCGCCCGGCACAATTCCACTTCCGCACCTTTGCAGTAATCCCCCAGGGCTTGATGCTGTTTGCCGGTGCTACGGCCTTGCCCGGATTTCCTGTCATAGGCCTCGCACCAGGCCAGATCCATGGAGCGGAGCGCCTTGATCTCCCAGGTTTCAGGTTTGTAACCGGTGAGAGAGAACCAGGCTGCCAGCTGTACATACTCGATGGCCTTGGGCATGCACACGCCACCGGCCATGCCGGCATAAATGACATACTCCCGGCTATTGTTAAGATCGATGAACCAGGAAACGACATGCGCCGTGAGCGGATTGCAGTCGGGCATTGAATCAGCTTTTCCACGGCACATGTGCTCGGCATATTCATTCAGCTCCTCGATCAGGCCGGCAAAAAATTGGCGCGGTCACCGATCTCCTGGTCGACCTGCTCTTTCATCCAGGGCAGCTCCTCGTAGATCCGCCGAACGTTCTCGGGGGTACAGGGCAGCCATTCGTCCGCGTTGAACTCGATCTCGGGGCGCTCGCCGGTGGCCCAGGCCTTGGTACAGGCGACCAGGAGATCCAGCCCCTCGGCCTCGCTCTCTTCGGCGGTGACGTTGACCTTGTTGTTGCGGCTGCGCTGGGCACGTTCCATGCGGCGGTTGAGCTGCTTGCGCTGGATATTCTTGAAGGTCTCGGAGTCGGTACCGCAGACGGTGATGGTGATGTCCAGGGGCAGGTTGGTTTTCGGGTGGCGGATAGAAACAGCGACGCCGGCTTCGGCGGCGGCTTTGGGGGACAGTTCGGCAAGTGCCATGGGTATTCTCCTTGATGGGTAGTAGCAAAGCTCCGGAGATTTCAGGCTCCGGAGCCCCACTCATTTTATTTACTTCACGAACTCCAGTTTGACCTCGTCGTCTCCGGTATTCATGGCCAGGTTGCCGGCAATGTCGGCGGTCTGGATCCCGGCGCGATCGCCGGATCCGACCTTGGTGTAGACACACTTGGGCGCCGACAGGGTGAACTTGTTATAGACGCCGGCCGGGCCGACCGGGCCGATGGAGAGTGCCGCGGAGGCGGCGGCCTTCCATTTGCCGATGAAGTCGTAGGTGGCGACCAGGGCCATCTCCGGATCGAGGCTGAAGGTTGGCTTGCGGTCGGTCAGCAGGGCCGAGAGATAGCCGTCCGGGGCGGACATGCTGCCACGCAGCTGCAGGGAGTTGGCGATGTCGATGCCGAAGGATTCAGCCACCATGGTGGTGACGGCATCCAGCGAGAGGGTTGTACCCATCAGGACCGCCGGGACGGTGGCCTCGAAGGTCGGGGCGATCATGGCGCCGTCAACCACGGCGTCGAACACGCCGTCAAAGGAGAATTCGGCAAAGACCGGCTCGCCGACCTTGCCGGTGAACTTGACCGTGCCACGGCAGCCGCGGGCCTTTTTGATCAGGCCGTCTTCGTAGACCCAGATGGTCAGACTGGGGATCCCGGTGGAGGCCGGCAGGTAGGTGGCCTTCTCGGCGCCGGCGGTCACGTCGATAGTCTCGGCGAAGCCGCAGCCCTTCAGGTAGGTGCCCAGGGCCGGCTTGAGGATGGCCGAGTAGGCCGCTCCGGCTCCCTTGACCTCGGCTTTGAAGCTGATCTTGACCGAGCGCTGGCCCATGAGCGGCACCAGGTTGGAGAGGGTGTTCAGCTTGATGTTGTTGCGATCGTAGGACTTGAAATCGATGTCGAACTTGGGATCGATGGCCAGAATCCCGGCCTCGGCCACGGTGATGGCTTCGGCGGTTCCCTCGACGCCCTCTACTTTTGCGGCGATGACTCTACGGCGTGTCAACATTGGTGGCTCCTTTCGCGGCCGGTTTGGGCGGTGCTGCCGCCGCTGCCGGTGGGGTGTTGTCGATGATGGTGGTTTCGGATGCGTCGTTGACGGTTACGTTGAGGCCGGGCTTTTCTTCTTTCGACATGGTCTGCTCCTTTCTTTTACTTTCGTGCCTGTATGTTGAACTGCATGCTGGTGAAATAGACCGGGTGGTACATGCCCATATCGTTTGTGCTGGCTACGAAATTGACATCAACTGCCGTGCCGTCCAGAGAATAATTAGCGGTCAGGGCGTCTTCAATCGCGTTTTCAAGATCATCCAGCTGGCCTGGGGCCGCTTCGCGGTCCTCGCAATAAATCCCCACAAAGACAACAAAGGAATGTGCGTACTGACGGGCGGCCAGGAGCTCCAGCTTTCGCTCCGGCCGGACAATCAAGGCAATCGGTAGGTCGGATACGTTGATTTCCTGCCGGGTCTTGAATCCGGCCTTGACCGTGAGCACTTTACCAAAAATGCTGATGGCTGAAGAGACGCCCGCTGACCCCTGGATAGTTTCAACCACCTTCTGACTCAACGCTGAGAAGCTCATGGTTTACCCTGTGCCCTGATCTGTAGTTCTGGCGGTAAAGCCTGCGCAAGAGCCTGATTTACGGCAGTGAACTGGTTTAATTTGTCCTGGGCAGTATTGGCCTCCATCTGCAACCGCTGATAATGCTGTACTACGTCGACAATCGGGGAGGCTTCTGTGGCTGTATCGATCAGTTTTACGGGGTTGGCATCTTTACCGGAGATTCCGGCCAGCCCGGCGGAGGCAAGTCCTCCGGCCATGGCTACTGACTGCCCGTCGATAGGTATTGCCCCGGTGCTCATGCCGTATCCAATTGCAGCGGCACCCAGCAGAGCACCCAGCCCTCCCAGGGTTGTTTTCGGATGCGCAAAAATATCTTTAATCCAGTTAAGCATCGGGTTCCCTTTCATGGAGCAGTTAAGAGATCCTCTTCCTGCCATTCAGCGGAGGACTCCCCGCCCATTCTCACCCCTTTGTATACCCACCAGGCACGGAGCCAGCTCATACCGTCTTCCTGGCAGATCCGGCGCAGTTCGCTGTCAGCGGTTTCCCGCCAACCACAATCAAGAAGTTTTTCGCGCATAAGCTGATAGATCGCATCGTGGACCAGGCTTCCGCGCATAAAGTTTTTTGTGTCTACGGTCGGACCGCTCGGGCCATCCCAGGCGTACCCGGAATTGATCGTCAGGACACCATCGATCTCCAGTGAAATGAAATCATGGGCGATGTGCTCCTTTGGGCGGACTGCCGTCTGGATCACATAGGTTTGAACCAGCTGGTATTTGTACCCGTCACAGTATTTGATGGCGGCCAAGTCACTCATGCGATAATCCCCAAATTTCGGGCTTCAAGATTGGCTTGTGCGAGGCGTTCGGGCGACAACCCGACCCGTGATATCCATGATTTCCAAAAACCGGCCTGGCGGGGTTTCTGGGCCAGCGTTAGATAGTAGACCGTGGCATGGCCCTTCATCTCCTCCAGCAGGGCGGCCGGGTCGGTCTGATTGGCGGCGGCGATGGTTTTAGGGCCGATACAGCCGTCCACCGTGACGCCCAGGGCCTCCTGCAACCAATGGCTGCCCATGCTGCCGGTGTTGACATCCTTGTCATAGACCCAGGTGGCCAGGGCCTGGTCCGTGACCTCTCCCAGGCGCTTCCAAAATTCGGCCCGGTAGAACTCCAGCACCATCTGCTGGAGCGCGTTGATCTCGGCCAGCTTGCCGTTCAGATGCCTGGCCCAGTTGGCATATTCTCCGGTACCGTAGGCAGGCTGCCTGACGATCTGCGCCTTGGCCCCGTCGATGTACTTCCAGCCACCCCAGCGGGGGTGATGGTTGCGAGCGACGCCCTTGTAGGTCTCGCCGCCGGTATCGTCGGGGTTGTTGGCGTATCCGCCTTCGTGCCCCATGACCTCTTTATGCGCGGTGAGGAAGTCGCTCATTTGCCAGACTCCTGTCCTGCCGGTTGTGTGTAGTTATGACGATCAACCATTACGATCCCGAATGTCACTATGGCGACTATCACCGCGATCAGCAGGCCGGAGAATACCGGAGCGGTAATACTGCGACGGTTGGAGGAATCTTTTTCGTAGTTACTGATAAAACTCGTGTGCTCGATAACCTTGTCTTCGACCTTACGGGTGCGCTTGAACATCTCCTCTATATCCTTCTCGCTCGTGTCCAACCGGCCGGTGAGACTCTTGATCTGCGCTCCCTGCTCGGAGATATCGGCCAGGACTTCATAGGTCTTGGTACCGAGCTGTTTTTGCTCATGCAGGGTATCGGACATGTTTTTGAGAATCATCTCTAGCGTGGTCAAGCGTTCGCGTTGTGCGCATGGTTCCATTAAGCGAGCCCCCGCTTTGCAATTTCAGCATTCAATTCAGCTTCAATGATCCCGGCGATACCCCCGCCTTCGTTGAACTTTGCCAGGGCATCATCGATAAACCGGCGCGGGCCGAACTTGGCGCTGCTGCCCCGGCCTTCGTGGATCACGCTGGCATACTCGGCGGAATCGTAGACAATAGCCTCCATCGAACCGGCGGTGAAACTTCCCTTGCTCTGCCCGGGATCCACGAAATTCAGCAGGCGCTTGAGGTTGCCGGTACGGACCGGGACCGGGTAGCCGCCGGCACCTTCTAACTGGGGCTTGAAGTTGACCGTTTCGCCCGATTTCTTGGTGAAGCCCCGCGATGGCCCGACTATCTGCGCCTTGCGGCCAGCGCCCCCGGCACCGTTCAAAAAGTCCATGGCGTTACGATGAACGCCCCGGGTGACTTTGCGCAGGCCACGCTGGATTACCTGGGGCATCTCGGCGGCCAGCTGGTTCAGGCCGGAGATAATGACCTTATCGCCCTGTATGGTGACGTTGAGGGCGAGCATCAGGGAACCCGAAGGGTTAAGTGTGAAGGGTTAAGGGTTAAGGAGAAGCCTTTTTCAAAGTTCATAACTCGGCCCTCATGCTTGACTGTCAAAATGTGATGACACCGTTGAACCGAACCCGACATCTGAACCATCGGACACGCTGCCGGCCACCAGGCGGGGGATGATGCGCTCGGCTTCGTCCTGGTAATCCTGGCGGGCCTTTTTCAACTGGGACATCAGGGCAGCAGTATCGGCATCGACGTTGCCTGAGAGGCGGTTGATGCGGAGCTGCAGGAGCTCGGCGGCTACCAGGCACTTTTCGACACGCTTGATATGGGTGGCAAAGGCGGAAGCGGAGAAGACCGACAAACCGACACGGTCGGAGAGCAGCGCCTCCTGTTCATCGATCACCCCCTGCAGAAAGGCGTCGAAGTCCACCACGCCGTTGAACTGCTCGGCAACGAACTGGAGGTCTTTTATGTCCTGGGGGGTGGCGACGGTCGGCATCGTAAACGCTCCCCCCCTCCTGGTTCAGGAGGGGGCCGGGGGGTGGTTGGCCTTCGACTCCGCTCAGGCACCGTTACCGGTAGCTGAGCGGAGTCGAAGCTAGGTTACGTCAGGGCCAGTTTACGGATCTGCTGGACTTCGCCGACTCCGGCGTTGTACTCGCCGCAGTAAGCGACATCCGTACCGCGCATGAGGATATCGCGGTCGGTCTCGGCCGAAAGATCGGACCAGATGCCGCGCTTGAGCTTGCGGCCCGGCAGTACGACGTAGTACTCCGTGGTGAGGAGCTTGGTGCTGTACTTGCGGTTGAGGGTGTAGACCAGCTGGTTCTTGTCGGTGTTCGGGCTGTTGAAGTTCAACGCGAAGGCCTTTTCGACGCGGGCCTTGAGGTTGATGTTGGCGCGCAGCTCGAAGGGCTCATTGCCGGTGATGACGAAACCCTTGGCGGCCACTCCGGTCAGGATCGAGGCACAGGCGTTGTTGATGGTGGTAATGTCGTCGGTGGCGAAGGCCTGGGCCACGGCGCCGGCGGAGATCAGGGCGTAGTGGTCGGTGGCCATCTTGTCGTAGTACTTGGATTTGGCTTCGACGGCGGCCTGGTTCAGGTTCCAGTACATGGCGTAGTTGATCCAGTCATCGAGAATACCGATGGCGGCGGCCACGATCATCTTGGAGACGGTGGACTTGGCGTCCTGGATACCGTACTTTTTCATCCGCTCTCCGGACTTGACCTCGGCGAAGGTGATCAGGTTGGAGACGTCCAGGATGTCGAAGTTCGTCTGCAGCGACTGGCGCATGTCGACGAAGTCGAACAGATCCTCGAAACCGAAATCCAGCAGGGGATCTACAACCGAGGTGAAGTAGACTCCGGCGGTGACCGGTGTCTGGCGGTTCATCAGGTTGGGGGCATCGCTGGGGCCGGTGGCGCCCTTGGTGGCCAGGACGGTCATCATCTTGACGACCAGCTCTTCGTCAATGCCCATCTCCTTGGCAATCTCTATTGCCAGGGGTGTCTGGGGCATCTTGTCCTGAAAGAAGGCGGTCAGCAGTCCGCACAGTTTCTGGCGGCGCTCCAGCACGTCCATGTTCTTCATGGCGTTGCAGGTTTCGGCGGTAAAAAGTTTAATGGTGTGGCCTGGGCCGCTTCCGTGAATGTTCATCGTTTCAATCCTCCTTGAATGGTTTTGTATTTATCAGGTGGCCTGTTTGAGCAGAACGAGTCCGGTGGCGGCGGCGGAGGCTTTATCCTCGGCAGCGAGGGCACACAGGGTATTGCCGGAGCTGGTTTTGGTAAAATTCTTGGCGGTATCATCCCAATACAGCTTGTCGCCAGCCGTCCAGGCCACACCGGTTTCAGATGCGTACTCGATCAAACCTTCGTAGAGGAATATATTGGAAACATTGAGCACCTGGCTGTTCATGGCCATCAGAACCCGGCCATTGAGCAGGTAGATGGTATCAGTGACCGTGGCGGCGGAGTGGGTGTACTTGATGGTGCGGATCAGTTCCAGCGGATCCCGCACCTTGACGGCCCCAATGCCGATAAAGGGCAGGGCAGCAATGGAGGGGTGAATCACCCCGGCAAAGGCCAGGCCGGCGCACAGGACGATCAGGGCAACAAGGATCAGCCCGGGGATGGTGAATCTGGCAAACAATTTCTTCATGATAGTATCCTCCGTAAAAGGTTGTGTTATGGGTTATCGGGCAACGGTGCCGAACAGTTCGTTATGGGCCGGGGTGCTGAAATCTTTCTTGCCCTTGGTTTCCAGGCTTTTCTGTTCGCCTTCTTTGCCGTGCTGGTCGCGGTCGGACTGATCCTTACCGGTGAAGATGGTATGGGTCGGAAACTTCTCGCGGGCCTTGGCTTCGTACTTGTCACGCTGCGACTTGAGACGGGCGATAGGTACGGTCTTGAGGAAATCGGCCTCATCCTTGGCGGCCTTCTCATCGCTGCCGATCTCCTCCAGCAGGGCGGCGAACTTGACCGTATCGGAGATCAGGTCGTCACGGTAGGCCTTGCCGTCGGCTGCCTGCGGCTCCAGTAAAATAATCCGGGCATCTTTTTCTTCCACCAGGGCCTTGATCCCCGCGGCTACCTGTTCTTCGGTTGCATCAGCGACAAGGGACTTGATGCCCATGCCGACCAGCAGCGCTACAATGGTTTTCATGCTGTGTACCTCCGTTATGTGTTTTTCCTGATCCTTCAGGGTTTTCTGAGCGGTGGCGCCCGGCTGGGCTCCGAGCCATACCAGGGAGCCTTCGAGGGCTTCTCCGGGAGCGACATATTGATAATACTGGACGGGGCCGGTGGGGTCCTTACGGACGGCGGTGAGATCAGCAGCGGCAAAACCGATGGAGCAGTGCGAACAGACACCGCCATCAACTGCAGCAATCAGTTCATCATTGCCGGGGGTTTTCAGCATGTAGCCCCAGGACCAGAGCACCTTGCAGCTAGTGACTCCATCCGGCATACAGGGATCTACTCCTGTCATGGTCTTGAACTGTTCCGGAGACATCTCTTCGGTAGTTGCATCGAACCACTTGCCACAGGGGCGGGAACGACGGTCGTGACCTTCCAGCATGGACTTGCCCGGCATGGTAGCGGCGAACTGATCGAGCATTTCCGGGGGGAAACATTCGTTGTCGCGATCGATGCAGCTGTGCGCCATGAGGAATTTGCGGACATAGACGTCTTCGGCCGTGAGTTCCTTGAGGGCGAAGGCATTGATCTTGGCCAGCATCTCCGGCGTGCAGTCGGCGCCCTGGACGGATGCCTTGAGGCCGAAGGATTTGAGGAATTGCTTAGACATCTTCGGAACCGATCTCTTTTCCATCGCGGAACCATACGCGTTTGGGGCCGCCATCACGGAAGGTGACAATCGGGGTTGCGCCTTCGGTGTCAAAAGCAGTCGTATTTTCAGAGGCAGCTTCCTGAGAAGACGTAGCGGGGGCCAGGGTAGCCCATACTGTATCTCGTTCCTCGGCGGTGATATCCGGAATGGTTGTTTTCAGTGCTGCAAGGTTGGGTGCCCCGGACTTGGTAAAATCCTCGGGTTTGAGTGATTTTATTGCAGCGACGATCAGTGCCAGACGCTCTTCATTCATGGATATTCTCCTTTTTCTTGTCCGTGCCCTTGACGCCCTCGATACCGGAACCGGCAAATTCCTTCTTTTCGCCGTCCCTGGTGTTCGATCCCACTTTTATGGTTGCGCCCTGCTTCGGCATGCGAGACCTTTTAATTGAATTTGAATACGCCGTTGACCGCGTGCATCCAGAAGGTGGTAACCCGGTCGAAGTACATCTTCACCTGTTGATAATTGTCCCCGGTGGTAGTCTTGACACAGGTGACACGGAATGACCGGTTATTGGGATGCAAGGAGGTGGAATAGTTGGCCAGTCCACCCTTTGTGAGAGAAACGGTCCTCAATGATGTCAGGTTGATCCGGTCGGTCGTGTTATTGACCAGGTCGACATTGTCATATACCCCGACAATATTGCAGGTGGCTGCAAAGTTGGTCTGACCGGCGGCGGAGATGTTTTGGAAACTTATGGTAGTGGGGGCGGCGTAGGCGGTTACTACAAACAGCAGGCACAAAACAATCAGTATCAAGCCCGTTTTCATGATGTCCTCCAATAATTGTCCTGTTTTTTTTATCCGATGCTGCCCTGATACCATTAAAGCAAGGTACTGTTTCGGCAGCTGAGTACACTTTATTCAGGCTGTTTCACTTTTTGCCGGGCGCTTTGAACATCTGCAGCGCGGATGCACCGGTATTACCGGACATTCTGCTATCTTGTACTCACCCTTTAATGCAATGCAGATCGGGCAGGCATCCGGTGCCGGGACAAAATCCACCATCTTGATCTTCCAGGCAGTCCATTCGTTTGTTTTGGCTGTTTCTGCAGCCAGGGCCATCTCGGTACGGGCCAATCTCTCCCAGCTGCTGTTCTGATCTCCGAACAGCTTGTTCAGCCTTTCGGCTACATTTAACGGATTGGTGCCGGCCAGTGTGTGCGCCTGCAACTCCGTTACGATACGATCGGTGATTGCCCGGGTGGCATTGTCCTTGACCAACTGAAAGCCGTTTCGGCACAGTTCATCGTATATTTCCTTGTTTTTGATGATGTCCAGTATTGGCCGCTCTTTGCCGATCATCTGTGCGGCCTGGATCAGCCCCAGGCTGTATGATTCTCCGTAATACATCCGCAGCGGAGAATCAGGGTTGCCGAAGGTATAATCTCCGATGAAACTTTCCATTTCCTTGAAAATCCTTGAGCGCTGTTCTGCTGTGAAGGTGAATCCGGAATCTCCGGGCGCTTTTCCCATCCCCAGGGCCAGACTGGTGGGATCCAGTTTGCAGATGGTGAAGACCCTGACGGCCAGTTCCTGCCAGTCGGATTTCAGACTGGTTTCGTAATTGGTTTCCACCTGGTCAAGCTGGGGCCAGGGGGTAGGGCGGGTCTCCTTGGTTATATGGGACTGATGGGACTTATGGGACTGATGGGACTGATGGGACTGATGGGACTCATGCTCTTTGTCTCGGGGTGCGCGAGTGCGAGCCAGCGGCCGCCGGCGGCGTGGGAACAACAGTTTTACACGGTGACCACAAACTACGTGCCGGTCGTCACGGAGCAGCCGGCGGTGGCCCTCACCAATAGCACCACCGGTGCGATCGAGGTGCGGCCGGCGCGGGCGATCCC